AAAATATTTTTATAAATTGTAAATGAAAAAAAATAATTTGTTGAAAAATAAAAATATGAATTACAAAAAATATTTTAAAACATTGTAAAAAAATGGGGGTAAAATATAATACTTTTTTTACTCTTAACTTTTTTCATTTAATAAATTAAAAAAAACTAATGATAATCTTGTGCCAGTAAAATCTTCTGTTTCATGGTATTTTTTTGCTCCATCAAATTTATAAAACTTATTTTTTATATCTACATATTCTGGATCTTCATTATCATTATGCCATACTTTTAATCGGCCTCCCTCATAATCACCTAGTCCTATAATATATGATTCGCCGATATTATTTTTATCTTTATGTTTTTTTGATTTTTGATTTGAATTAAACTGTATAGTAGTCCATTTGAAATCTGGTTCTGGACTAAATTCGTTAAATAATTTTGTTGAAATATCTAATATATTTTGATATTTTTTCCATTTTAATGCTACACACGGTCTAAATATATCGTCTTTATGTTTTCTATATAATGGTCTAACAGACACAAGACCTACTGCGATCCCCCTGTGTTGTTCATCGCCATATTTTAATTTAGGTCTACTATATATTATCGGCCATTTCTGATTTATTAAATAGTTAGAATATTTTTCCATATATTTAATTATATATTTTTATTTTGTAGTATCTTCCTGATATTCAAATGTAAATGAAACATATTGACCTGGGCCTGCTAGATCACCTCTAAACTCTGGGATAGTTATTGGTTCAATTTTATGAGAGTTCGTTGCATTATAAACACTAATATCTGTATTATCTACTGCTGGATCTACTGCTACTAATTTAAATAATGATACTTCAAATGGTTGATTCAAGTATAATAATTGTTTGCCATCGTGTAAAACTTTATATAAATCTTTAAATACTGAAGAGTTTTCGTCTTTTATTGTTTCACCTAGACATATCATTCCAGCATGTTCTATTATTTGTCCATTATTATATTCAAAGAATACACTATTATTTCCATTCAAAAAAGATATTTTTGCGAATAATATAGTATTATTTGAAGTTCCGTCGCCATCAGAAATATTAGAATTATCTAAATTATGATATATATGTAGTAATTTTAGATATTTTAATTTCAAATGTTGCTCTAATCTTATAGTTTTTTTGGCTGCTGCCGTTGTTGTATTCGCTAATTCTTTATTATCTATATCTTGTGATCTTATAGTGAAATTTAAAATAGGCATTTTATATATTATAATAAATAAATTATTTTAAGTTTTTATTTATAAAATTATTTTCTATTAAAATATATAATGAGTGAAGAAAATATTTCATTAGAAAGTTTAAAAAATCCAGAAAAATCAGTATCTTTTGAAGTTGAAGAGGTTCATGAAATAGAAGAAACACATTTAGAATATAAAAAAAGATTAAATAAAAAAGTTTCAGATTTTACTGATGAAGAAAAAGCACATTATAATAAATTAGCAGGTAGAAATAAAAGAAAAAATGATAAAGTTGAAGAAATTAATAAAAAAAATGAAGAAGAAGATAGATTAGAAAATGAAAAAAAAGTTAATATGTATAATCAATTATTTGTATTAAAGCAGAAGTTTCCTGATAATACAGGTGAAATACATATAGATAAAGATATGAGTTTGAAAGTTTTAGAAGAAAAAAAATCATTAATTTTACAAATTATTACAACAAAAAATTCAGAAAATGTGGTATTTGAAACATTATTATTATGTTGTAGATCTGGTGAAAGAGGTTTAAATTATTTTGGTGTTGAAGCTATGGACGGATACGCAGATAATGTGGATAATATGAAATCTGATATTGTACCTATACTAAAAGAAATGGTTGATACTGGTGAAATAGATACTTCAATGATGACGCCTCAACTTAGATTAATGATTTTAATGTCTTCAGTAGCAGTGAAAACAATAGAGCAGAATAATGATAAAAAAAAAAATCAGAATATTGTGGAGGACTTAGATACCGATACGCCAGATTTTTAACCTGGCGTCGCTGGGGCTATAATATTTTAGATTTACCTAAATGGACTCATAAATATTATTGTTCATGTTGTTGTTCAAGAAAAAAATTATCCCTATAAATTTTCGCTTCTTCTAATGTATTAAAACATTTTCTATATTTTTTAAAATATGCTTGTTTATTAAAAACATATTTATTTATTCTTTCATAATAATATATATTTTTTTCACCTAATTTATTATTTTTTAATATATCTTTATTTAAATTATTTTCTGTAGCATTAGTCCATCTTAAATTACTTATATCATTATTATTTTTATTTCTATCTATATGATCCACAAATGCGTGATTCTGTGGATTATCTATATAATGTAATGCTACTAATCTATGTACTAAATACATTTTAGTAAATCCATTTTTATTTAAACTTACTCTACTATATCCTTTATTATTTATCTGAGGTTTTATTGTTCTATTATGTTTATTTATTACTGTTCCATCAGAATATATTTTATAATTTTCAAATCCATTTATATTCATATTATTTTTACTACTATACAATATGAATATTTCTTTAAATCATTTTGAAATTTAAATATTTTAAATAATATAAATATGGCAATGTCTGAGGCACACAAAGAAGCGATCCGCAAAGGTGTTAAAAAATATCACTCTGAATGTAGAAAAGCTATGGGCAAACCTGCTAAACCTTCTAAAAAACCTGCCCCAAAGAAAAGACCCTCTATAAAAAAATCAGCACCTAGTAAAAAACCTGAAATATTCCAGGATACTTTACCTTCTCCACCTAAGAAAAAAAAATTAACTGAAGCAGAAATAAAAAAATTAGAAAAAGCAAATCCAAGAAAACCTGTTAAAAAAGTTAAAAAAGTTAGAAAGAAAAAAAATTAGTTAATAAATAAATGGAGTCTGATGAAGAAGAAATCCATGAAATAGTTAATAATATAAATAATAATTTACAAGATTTATTAAAATATTTAGATAAATTAGAAGAAGAAAAGAAAAAATTAAAAGATGAATTAATGCAAATAAAACAACATATTAATAAGTTTTTTAATGAAATATAATATTTTAATATATAAATGGGATTAACATATAAACAAAAATTCAATAAAAAATATAAACAGCCTTTAAATAAATCAAATAGTTTATCAGATATATCAAGATTAACAGGTTATAAAAGAAGTGGATTACAAACTATATATAATAAGGGTACTGGTGCTTTTAGGACTGCGGGACCTTCTCGTCCTAATCAAACTGTTGAGTCCTGGAGTTTTTCGCGTGTCTATGCTGCCGTGAATAGATCTAGTAAAGCACATAAGATAGATAAAATACATTTAATAAAAAAATAAATGTATAATTAAATGAAAATGGTTATAAAAAAATCAGATAAACCTGGTAAAAAATATGTAGCAATTTTTACAAGAGATAATGGTAGGACTAAATCAACATATTTCGGAGCATCAGGCATGCCAGATTATACATTAACAGGGGATAAAGAAAGAAGAAGATTATATAGGCAACGCCATAAAAAAGATTTAAAAACTAATGATCCAACTAGGGCTGGATATTTATCATATTATATTTTATGGGGTGATTCAAAAAGTATAAGAGAAAATATAAAATCATATAAAAAAAGATTTAATTTAAAATAATTTAAATAATAAATATGCCTCAGCATTATAATAATAAAAAACCTAAAAAACCTAAAAATACTACAAAAAAAGTTAATAAGATGAAGGGTAAAAATAAAAAGAAATAATTAAGATAATCTTAATTTAGCATTTTCCATAAATATTTGTTGAAGCATTTTATCTTTTTCTTGAATTTCTTTTGAATGTTCTTTTTGAATTTCTTTTTTTTGTTTTTCTAATTCTTTTTCATGTTCTGCTTTTAATTTATCTATCGCTTTTTTCATTTCTTTTTTATGTAATTCATTAGATTTTAATTTATCATTTAAATCTATATCAGTATTTTTTTCATTTTCTAATTTTTGTATTATATTATAAAAATTATCAGATTTATTTTTATGTTCGTGTGATAATTTTTTATATGTTTCTTCATTTATTTTAGATTTTTTTAATTCTTTTCTTAAAATATCTATTTCTTCTATATATTCCTGACACATAAAAGATTTATGATATTCATTTTTATATCGTTGTTCTAAATCTTCAAATTTCTGATCCATATCTTTTTTATTTTGTTCATATTTTTCAGTTAATGCAGTTAGATCAATATTTTTTTTAAACATAATATAATAATTTTCTTCATTCAAATGACTATCTTCTTTAATAACAAGTTCATCTTCAATTAAATCAGATTCAATTAATAATTTTTGTCTTTCTAATAAAGCTCGCATATATTTATAAAACTTTCTTAAATGTTTTATTTCTTGATTTAATAATCTATTTCTTTCTCTAACTTCATCGTATTTTTCCATATCTTCATATAAATTAGTTAAAAAACATTTAGAATGTGCTACAGTTCCTATAGCGAATGGTTTTTTAAAATCACATATAGGTTTAAGTGCTTTCTTATCATTTTTATAATGTTCATATAAGGGGTGATCTTTATCTTTAAGTTCTTCAGTATCAGTATCTCGTTTTAATTGAATAATATAATCGATTAATTTAATTGTGTCCATATTTTACTTTTATTATAATATATAGAGTATTTTATTTTTAAGTATTTTATTTTCTCGATGTAGAAAAATATATTAAATATAATTAAAATATTATATTACAATTATTTTTTATTTTACTATATAAAATAAACACAAAAATATTATTTATTTACTGGGGGTAATTTGTCTATATAAAAATATTTGACTATAAATATTTTACAAAAAAATAATTAAAAATATTTAAATAATTCAAATTCAATTTATTTAAATTTCTTTCTCACATACAACAAATATTTTATATACAAAAAAAAACATATAGGTGAAATACTCTAAGTAATTTATAAATTATTTTATACACAAATACTATATAAAAGTTAAGGTTGTTTAATATTTTCTTGTTCAGGTTCATGATCTAATGATAATCTCGGCGTTGCTCCAGTATGTCCAGTTTTTTGTAATTTTTCTTCTTGTATGATAGCGTCTACATCTCTTTCACACTTAGCACAACAACAATTAATTTTTTTACATTTTGATTTTTGTATTATAACTAATAACGCACCTAAACTGGCACATACTCCAGCTATAAATACTCCTAACTCAGTTAGATTAAACTCGTCTAATTTATTTAAGAATCTATGCCCGCCTATATATTGTGTAGGACAAATTCGCTCCCACGGTCTTAAACATTCTGCTAATGATGGACAATAAGTATATCCACAAGAAATACAACACCCATACTCGTCTCTAACTCCTCCTAAAATCATATATATATAATATATACAATTATTTTTTACTGGCAGAAAAACCTTCGGGTGCCGATTGTTGTTTTAAACTATCTATAAATATTTCATATCCTGCTCCTGCTACGGCGAATGCTATATATTTATTCATACCTTTAAATCTTTGATCTACTAAATAAAAAAGTGTTGCATGTTCTACAACAGCTAATGCTTGATCTGGGACATTATCAACAAATCCAGAAGTGGTGTATTTTATTAATCTTGGCATATTTTTTATATATTATTAAATATTTTATTTAGAATAATTTTCTTTTTGTAATTTGTGTTTCTTGTATTACATTTTTACATTTATCATCAGATTTTTTCATTTCTAAACCTCCAGCATCACTAAAATACAAAAATTTATTCTTTAAATTTTCTAACTCAGAATTATTTAATGTTGATTTTAATTCTTGGATTTCATCATATTTTAAAGGTCTTTTGCCGTGTTTAAGAGGTTTAAATGTTTCTTTATATGCTTTAATGATTCTGGATCTTTTATTTGGTTCATATTCTTTGGCTGGTACAGGCACATGGTTTGGTTCATCAGAAAAACCTTCTTTATTAAATTGTGATTTAATATCTTCTGTTTTTTTATCTCTTTTATCATATTCAACATTATCGGCAGTAATATATGGTTCATTAATATTCATATATGTTGGAAATAAATATCCTGATAATACTAATCCTAATGTATATCCTACAGACATACCTGTTAATATTTTTGGATAATGCTGTTGAATTTCTGTTAATAATTCATAATTAGTATTTTGTAATTCTGTAATATCATTTTGAATTTGCGTAGTATATATTTCAGTATTACTAATATCAAATTGTAATCTTTCTAAAGTTTTTCTTTGTTCAGATATTAATGTATTTATATTAGTTATTTCTTGTTGGTTTTTATCTAATATTTCTCTAATTAATTCATCTTCATCAAAATCACCTTGGCCTGATCCAGGTGGTAAAAAACTAGTAGGATCCAGATTACCTAATATTATTTTTTGTCTTTGTTCTACCTGCTCACTTGCTAAACCCTGTAGACCGTCTAGTTCTCTTCTAGTAGATCTAATATCCGATTCTGCACTCGTTATTCTAGATTCTAATTTATCTAATAATATTCTTTCTTCTGCTATCATTGTTTGTATTGTATTCTTGCTTCTTGACGCTTCATATAAATATGTAATATATCCTCCTGCTCCTGCTGTTAATACAGGTAATAAATCTCTAAACATTTCTCTGAATCCATAATATAATGCTTGATTATCATTAAAAAATTGTTGATATCTTAATATATTTGTTTGTGCTGTATCTACTGGAATATCTTCACCTGTTCTTAGATTTATTGGTTGTGTGCCTCCAGCTATAACTGGTGGATCCCCTGACCCTTCTTGAAATATATCAGGTGCTATTGTTTCAGGCCTTACTCCGCCCTGTGCTAGTTCTGTTAATATTTCTTGGACTGAAGGGTCTCCAGGTCTTCTAGGTCTTGTATATGGTTCTCGTACAGGTGCTGCTGCCCTTTGTCTTTCTCTTAGTTCTTCTGCTGTAAATATTACTTGTGGTCTTACTTCTATCTGATCTAATCCTAAACTATCATATGTTCTAACTAAATCACCTTTTCTATTAACTACACCTCTAAGTTGTTCAAGTTGTTCATCAGTTAAATTATCATAATCTTCTTGTCCTATAGCAGATATTATCCGTGCGTCTCTAAAATCTGGTATATTAGAATCATCTAACTGTTGATTTTGTGGTGGTGGTTGTTCAGGCCTAACATATAATCCTTGTTCAATAAATCCATTAATATATTCGTCTGAAGGTATGCCCATATATACACCGTTGCTCATCATGTATGATTTATTATATGGATATTCTTGTGCTGTATAAATTATTTGATCATTATATCTTTCTTCTTGATCTGATATTGTTGCGTGATTTATTAGCCATTCATATTGTAGTTCTGATAATTGACTAGGTCGCCCATCATTCAAATCTCTAAATTCTTTTTCTTGTTGGACTAAATCGTAGTTTGCTTCAAACTCCCTATACATACTATATCTATATGGATCTCTTATTGGATCTCTTGGATTATATTGGGATACTTCTTGTATTCTTTGTTGTGTTTCTAAAAATGTTGATCTGCCACCTAAAAAATCAGCGAATACTCCAGATAATCTTTCATAATCATCTTGTGTAGGTCTTATTTCTAAATCTTGATATGTAGGTTGTAAATCTTGTAATCTTGCTATATCACTGTCAGAAGGTATAGGTGTTTTACCTCTATTAGAATAAAAATAAAATATCCCTGAATCTTGTTCTTCTAATATAGGTTGTCCATTATATAAACCTTCTCTTCTTAAAAATGCTAGTTGATCCTCCGACAAATTTCTGGGTTGTCCTTCATTTTCTTGTCTATAATTATATTCATCATCAATATCAACAAATAATTCTAATAAATCTTCTCTAACATTTTCTACAGTATCTAAACCTTCTATTTGTTGGACATTACTTCTAAACTGTAATCTTTGTGCGTCTCTAAACTGTGGATCACTATTTAAATATTGTGTTGCTAAATACATTATCTCTTCTCTCTGTGTATCTGATAACTGTGTTTGTCTATGTCTATCTGGTTCATCTTGTATATGTATTTGTCTTTCTGCTTCTGTTAAATAATCTACTTCATCTCTTTGTTCTCTAGTAAGAGGGTCAAATGGTATTGCTGTTGGTAAAAATAATCTACTAGGTGTGCCGTCCACCTGTCTAACTCTATCATCGTCTATATATTGTCGGCCGTTTTCATCAGTATGGATATGTCTATACTGTAGATTTAATGCTAAACCTCTGCCTGAAGGGTCATGCTGGTTTCTTAAAAATTGTAATTGATTAGGTGTTAGATCAGAAGGTTCTCCATGATTTTGTGATCTTAAAGCATACTCCATATTAGCAGACTGTGCTATACTATCTACTCTTTCATTACTATATCCTAAATCTGCTAAACTTTCTCTTAATCTATGATAATCGTGTGTCCCACTAGTCCCATAATAATTTTCTAATGCTGTATTTAACTGTCCAGCCTGTGCTTCTTGTATATTTTCTGCTAGAGAAGATATATGTCCAGAATCAAAATTGCCAGATTGTGATTGGTGTTGAGGTAAATTAAATGTGTCAACTTCATCTCCCATTTTTATAAATATAAAATAAAATAATTTTTAATATTTTTTTATTTATTATATATATAAAATGCCACCCCGTCTATTATTAAAAGGTGATAAAAACTTTTATGGAGAGTTAAAACCTACAGGTGCTATGACACAAGCAGAGTTAGAAAGACCTGCTCCACCTCCTAATCCTATGAGTAATGTTAAATTATCAAATCCTATACAGCGAGAAAATGCAGTTAATAGAATAACAGCAGATTTAAATAATCCCGAAAATTTAGGGTCATCAGAAAATCCTTCTTTTCAAGGTGAATTACAAAGACCTGATATAAATAAATTACAAGATCAGCCCGATAGTATAGGTCAAAAAATAAGTAAGTTTTTAACAGCACCTATAGTTGAAGTTTCTGATACAGATAGAGAAAATCAAAAACGCCGTGCCGCCGCCAGAATAGTAGGCGATGAAGCGATTGCTCCTGCTACTAATGAAATAAGACCTATAGGTGAAGTGCCAGCACAGTTAGGTGCTAATATTAGAGATTATATAGATAATAAATTATTTATGGCAGTTGTTATTGTTGGTGGTGTTTATCTAGCGGGACAATTTTTACAAGGTGCGGGGAAATCCATGGGTAAATCTAAAAAATCTGAAGATTAATAAAAAATTTAAAAAATTAAATTAAGTAAAAATATCTAAAAAAAAAATATTTTATAAAGTATAAAAATGTCAAATCCACAATTAATTCATAGAGCGAATGAAAACTCTTCATTATTTAATACTGTTAAAGCGAGAAACAGTAAACAGAATGTTTTTGATTATGTAAATGAAGGTGAACTTAATGTATGTAGTTATGCTAAGTCTCGTATTATAGTGAATCCTACTACATCATTAAACGGCGATGGTGGACAAACAATTAAATTTGAATTGCCTAACTTCGGCTTATTATCTGATATGTATTTACAAACTGAATTTGCTAGAGGTGATACAAATGCTGATAGTGGTGCTAAAGATTGCTTTTTAGTAGATATGGCAGGTGCCTTTACATTTTCTAAAATTAGAGTTGTATATAATGGTAATACTGTTTTTGAAACTACTCCAGAACATTTAGTTGCTTCTTTATATGCTCGTGCTAACCGAGAACAGAGTTTAGTGCTTGACGGTATGCTTGGATCTGGTGTTATTGGTGCTTCTGATGATACACACGCTAATTTAGAAGGTCGTAAGGCAATGGCATCTTCTTTTGGTGGTCAAAAATTATCTTGCCCTCTTAAATGTTGGTTTAGTGAAAGTGTTGGTAGAAACTTTGATTTATATAGTCTTTCTAGTAAATGCTTTTTAGAAGTAGATTACAGACCTATCCTTGACGTCCATGGTAAAGCGGAGACTACTGCGGATCGTATTACTTACGCTGGATCGAACCTTATCTGCTACTTAAATGAATTATCTCCACAAGAGCTTGCTGCTTATCAGTCCCGTAATTACGCACCTAACAGTGTATCTTCGCAGTTAGGATACAGCACTACTTTACTATCTGAAAGTCTTGCTACTCCAGTACTCGCTACTGCTACAACAAAGGGTAATACAATTAAGATTAATAGTATTAGTGGATTAGTCCGTAGAATGTATGTATTTGCTACAATTGACTCAGACCGCTCTAGCACTTCTGATAAAAAATATATGAATCTAGTAGATATTTCTTCTATTAAATTATCTGCTAATAATCAAACTATTTATGAAATTCAAGATTGTGGTGTAGGTATAGATAATCTTAATAGATCTGCTGGTAATGGTTATCAAACAGATCAGTTTGTAGAAATGTATCATAATAAATTATCTGGCCCGTGTAATAGTGCCGTTGGATCAGACACTTATAAACTTATGGATATTGGTGTTGATAAATCTGTTGGTAAAACTACTGGTGATCAATTTGATTTTGCTAGAGTTAAAGTTATTAATTTTGGTATGAATCCTGATGATTATTCTAGTGCTGATGGATCACTTGCATTATCCCAGGTTAATGTCCCAGAGTTAGAAGTTAAATTTCCTACAGGTACAAGTGGTGCCCATACTGTCCATGTAGTAGCAGAATTAATTACTCTTAATACTTATAATGTATCTGCTACTGGACAGATTAACTTTAAATCTATTTCTGAATAAATAATATATAATATAAATATATATGTATTTTGAATATTGTGAAATATTTAATAAAAAAATATATAAAATAATTAAATTTGTTATAATAAAATGCCCAGAGTTGTATCAAGACATTCTCTCAGAAGAATAACAGAAGAAAAAGATAATAAAGAATATTTTAAAAAACTTGAAATAGAAAAAGTTAAAAAAGAATCTAATTTAACTGCTGAAATAAAAGATCAAGAAAAATCTAATTTAAAAGATCCTTGATTTTTTACTAACATTTTTTGTTTATATTCATAAGGTTTATCTAATATTTTATGTAAACCTTCAATACTTATATTTTGACATTTTAGATTTAATATAATATGTATTAAATCTATTTTAGATAATTTTATTAATTTACCTATATCTTCTACATTTAATTCTTTTGATACAGATAAATGTAATAATCTACATATTTCACTACAAAATTGATTATTTTTAGAAGGTACGGCGGATTTATAACTACAATAAATACATAACATTTTATTTTTTTAGCATAATGTGGATCCTTAAAATCTATTAAATCATCAGACATTATATAATAAAATATATTTTTTTATTCTAATCTTAGCGTTATAGATATAGAATTAATATCTGAGAAGGCGTCTGTGGTGCCTGACATTAATGCCCAGTCCTTAATTATGCCGTCTGTTAATACATTCCTGAAATATAAATTAAATACTAATGATTTGCCACTTGCCCATGTCTGAGGCCTGTTAGAAATTAATTTATATGGATATGAATGAGACATAGTATTTCTTGTAGATACAGGTTGGGATCCTACTTTGCCCGCATATCCTATAGGTATGAGTCCATTAATATTCTGTGCTGTATTTAATGTTTCTCCTGATCCGTCCCCTAAACTATATAAAACACAATCGGCCTGATCTAAAAAATCCATATGTAGACCTAAAGGCGATGTAATTAATGTGCTTACTGAAGTAAGTCCGTCATTAGCAGTGCCTTTATCTATAGTATTTTCAAGATTTTCATTAAATATATTATATTTAACATCTTCAAGATATAGATTTTTAAACTTGTATTCTTTAGTAGTAGTAAATGTTGCTGCTCCTGTTGTATTTTCTCCTGTGAAACTAAAAGTTAAGAGTACCATTTTTATTATATATAATATATTTTTTTTTATTCATATTCTTGACCTAATTTAAATTTTTTATTTATAATATCTGCTTCATAAAAAAAACAAAAATCTTCAAATTTATCTGAATTTGTTGTATTTAAAATAGTTAATGTCTGAAATCCTTTGGCATATTTATTTATTAGATCTAGTCCATCTTTTTTATTATCATTAACAGATAAATATTGTTTATTTAATGCGTCTTTATTATCAAAATTACTTTGTTGAAAACAAAATATAATGTCTACATTATCTCTTTGAACTGGACTAAAATCTTTTTTAATATATTGATAACATACTATTAATGATATTTGATAATGACGGGCACATATAAATAATTTATCTAATATTTTTTGTTGTTTATTATCATTAGCTGCGATAATATCGTCAATAATTAATAATATTCTATGATTACCTTTTGGATTATTTCTTATTAAATATTCTTGCCTCTTCATGATTCTTTCAATAGTATCTACTTCAACTTCATTATATCTGAATTCGTAGGGCACAAAATCAAATCCATTAGCAGCGATCTCTGATGTCGGGGAAAATAAAAATACATTCTTTATTTTACCTCTAAAAAAATTATAACATAAATCTTTTGTTAGTACGCCTTTACCCGCCCTTCTCCGACCTGCTAAAACTATACTAGGATTATCAGGAATATCATTAAGGTCAAATTGTAATAACTCACTCATTATATATTATTATAAAATAAAATTATTTATTTGCCATTTGGTAATGGTAATTGTGGTAGGACTTGTTTAACAGCAGGGCGGACTACAAGATCGTATCCCACACTAGCTACACCTAATCGGACACCTTGATTAACGGTGCCCATACTAAATACGGGTTTGCGTTCAAAAACAGCACGGTTTACTCCAGCGATCATGACGCCTCTAAGCATACTATCAATAATACTTTGTGAATCCATTTTTATACATTATATAATTTAAATATTTTAAATTATTTTATACTTAATTTTTTCGTATTTTTATGAAAAATAAAAAAAAATAAAAAAAAATGTTTGATAAATATTTTTTATATTTTTTAATATTTATATTAAAAATCTTGAATTTATTTTATTTTAATCAAAACTAATTAAAATAGGTTTATCTAATTTTTTAAATGTTGGATAAATTAATTTTTCAACTTTTACATCATCAATAACAGATTTTTTTTTATTTATATATACACCTCTTTGTTCTGGTAATTTCATTTTCATTTTTTTAAATATATTATATTCTAATGCAGTTATTTGATCTGTCTTAATTCTATAATATAACTGTTGATAAACTCTTTTATATTCTGGACTCCATTTTTTTAACTTTAATATTTGTTGTTCATCAAACATTATTTTATATTTACTTTATGTTTAGATTTAAATTTAAACTTTATTTCAGGTGTCCCATTTTTTCTTTCATAAGCCTGGACTAATTTCGGATATTTATTAACTAAATATTGTTGTGCTAATTTATTTCTATCATATCTATCAGTGCCTAATCCACCTTCAGCATTATATTTAGTAATAAAACATAAATCATTTCTTCTAACTACACCTGAATCTTTTAAACTAAATAAAATACATTGTTCATAATCTTCTTTAGTTTCAGATAATTCATGTGGATATAAAAAATTATCGTGTCTATTTATATATCCGTGAAAAACTCCTACACAAAAATATAAGCCGATCGCTGTATTATCGTTCATCCAGAAAGGATTATGGTGTGCTACAACACCCCATAAATGTTTATTATATAACTGACACACAGTAAAATTACGCAGTATTTCATATTCAATATTATAAATAGTTTTTAATGTTTTTTTATTATTAATAATTTCTAACATTTTAAAATCTTCTATGTCATCATCGCAGGATACAATATATTTACCTGGATCAAAATATTGACTAATAAATATTCTTTGATTTCTAATACCTAATTTACCTATAATTATTTTATTAAAATAATCTGGATCCAGGAAATTTAAATATTTTAATCTTTCTTCATTATTTGCTACAAAAATATATATTCTATCTTTATTAATTTTATTTCTTGCTAAAGTTTTTAATGTTTTTTCTTTAAGTTCTTTGTGTCTATTATAACTTGGAATCGCGATAATATAGTTCATCGCACTATTTAAATTATTTAGTACATAAGACATTTATAAAATAATATATATTTTATTTTAAATTATTTATCGGAGTAAAAAAAGTATTATATTTTACCCCCATTTTTTTACAATGTTTTAAAATATTTTTTGTAATTCATATTTTTATTTTTCAACAAATTATTTTTTTTCATTTACAATTTATAAAAATATTTT